TGATGGATTACGAATTTCCTAAGCATGAGAGTGTACATAGGCACTTAGGCAAGTATTATTTTAATAAAGATACATTAACGCCAGAAGAATATGCACAAGCCAAAAGTATTACATTCAAACAAATCTACGGCGGTATTGATAAAGAATATGCTGAAATACCATTTTTCAAAAAGACAAAAGAGTTGATTAACGAGATTTGGAAACAATATCAGTTCAGAGGCTATACCGAAACACCTATATATAAACGTAGATTTAAGAAGGCTTGGTTTACGGATATGAATGCCAATAAGTTGTTTAACTATATATTACAGGCAACGGAAACCGAACGTAATTTTAAAGTAATTGATAATGTATTAGAAATGTTGCAAGGCAAGAATACTAAACTAATACTATATACATACGATTCATTACTATTTGATTACGATGTAAGAGACGGTAAACAATTGATATTAGATTTAAAACGTGTTATGACTGAGAACGGCAAATATCCAGTTAAAATTGCTGCCGGTAAAAACTATCATGACATGATAGATATGACTGAAAAAGTTAATTAGATATTTATTATAAAAGCAGAATAAGATATATATGGAATTACCAAAATCAACAGTACAAAATGTAGTCTCATCTCCAGAAAGTACCGTGTTACCTAGAACACTTACGCCTGAGATTCAAGACATGCTAAATGCTGCGATTGCAGAAGAGTATACAGCACATTATTTTTATAGAGGAGCATCTAATTGGTGTCAAGGAGTTGGCTATCTTAAGGCTGCAGCATTTTATGCAGCAGAAGCAGCTGCCGAATTAACACATGCTGAAAAATTACAAAAATATTTAGTTGATTGGAATTGCACTCCTAAATTACCGGCTGTAAAATTTTCTGGCGAATTTGCACATTTAATTGACACAGTTAACAAAGGATATGCATTAGAATACGGTTTAGGTGACAAATATATGAATTGGGCATCACAAGTATTCAATCAACATTTAATGACATTTAATTTCTTGCAAGAATTTGTAGACTTACAAAACGAATCTATTGCAGAATTTTCAGATAAATTAAATGCTGCACAATTAATTGACCCATCAAATAAATTAGATTTATTACATTATGAAGAACGATACTTCTAAAGAGATTGATTTAGATAGTTTTTTTAACGAAGACACAATTGAACCACAAGTGGTTGGCGGCGCAATGGGTATGGAACCTATTGCTCTAGATGAACCTGTGGAAGAAACTATTGACATCGACATACATAAAATAGTAACAGAATGGAGTTATCGTTTACCAGCTGGGTATCCTAAAGTTAAAAACGGTATATTCGAAGAAGCAGATGTACAAATATTAAATAACGTATTAAACGAGTTATATCCAGGTATAAAATTTGATACATCCGTTTTATTAGAGTCTCGTCCACACGAACATACCGATTTGAAATATATTCCAATAGATGCTCGAGAGTTAATGAGTAAATGGAATACGGTTCAAATCGACCCAGAGGTATTAGTTAAGTTTCCGTTATACAATACTACACCTGCTAATATTTCTAAAAAAGATAGATTTATATTAATGGGTACTCAGTCATTAAATGACGTTGATTATGCAACGGTATCTGACTTATTAGCGAACAAACAAGCAACTGTATGGAAATCAGATGCATTTAATAATTTATACTTTATTATAAAAGTTGGTAAAACACGAATGGTAACGCAACTAAAAGGAGCTTCCGCAACCGATACGGATGTAAAAGAAGGCCTTGTAGTAGTAATGTATGATTCAGATATCACATCACCATTTACACCACAAACAATTCAATCGCATATTGCCAATTTACAACAAACGGCTCAATCGTCAGATTCACTTGATGGTACAGCGAAAAAACGCGTTATAAAATATCTTGAGAAGATAAAGTTTGAATTTAGTAAAGAGATAGTTTCTACATTAAATGAAACATTATCACAAGCATTAGCAATGCGTATTGCATACGGTGAGGGATTCCGTATTGATAGAGATTATGTATTTAAACGTATTAGAGATATAGCTGCGTCTGTAACAGGTTTACCAGCAGATAAATGGTGTCCGGGTGACGTATATTTAATAGCAGACGATGCATCTATGAGTATCGAAAATGCTACTAATGACGTTGCACGTAGTAGAAATATTGCAGACTTAAACGTTTTATTTATAAATGATTGGGGCGACTTAACAAGTAAGGCCGGAGCATGTATAGTAGCATGTTCATTAAAGATGGCTAAAGCACAAGCAGGTAAAGCTAAATCCTACTTAAAACAAATTGGTAGAGCCGACATGGAATATAACGTAACGTCGGATGAAGCTAAATTAAAATTACAAGGTATAATAGACGGTATTATACGTTTACGTGGCGACATGACTAAAGTTTTAAAACGTAACGATACATGTAAATTTAACTATTCAGCTACGATGGATGCGAAAACATTATCTAAATTGCCTGAAAAGTTATTACGTGAAAAATATGCCGCATTAAAAATTATAACATCTTTATTAGGTAAAGATAATAGTGATGCAGATGATAACTTATTAGGAGCGATTGCATATGGTATGAGTTTATCAAATGTAAATCCGTCATTCTTTAAGATTGTAGGTAACCCATCAGGTAACCCAGCACGTGTTGAACATTTTAAAGCAGGTGATACAATTAAGTTTTTTAGTAAAGACCCAGGCCAATTATCAGTAGTTGACGTTATAGATAATGATACCGCAAATGCAGTTCAATTCAAATGCAAAATGCAAATGGGTGAAGAGTTATTAGATGTATTATTTCAATCACGTAGTAACGGTTTAACTCAAGCTACGTTAGAGTTGCAAAAAGTTAAACCTATTTCTAACGTATAGAATATTTATAACAAAGGGTCAATGATTGAAAACACAGTTACTTTGTACATTTGCGCATAAGAAAGATTTAGACTTAGTAATAGATTATGTTACTACGACGTACGTATTACCGGAACGTAAGGTATTCGTATTTTCTAATGTACTAGATACAGAGGAATTGTTTTGCACATATAATATTGAATCGGCCACTATTAAAGGCAAGAATACAATATTAGTACATAGAAAAAAAGAAAGTAACACTTTATATACGGTTAATGCCTTGAATGGCTTGATTCGTACTATAAATAATGGTATATTAGATAAGTCAATCATAATCGATTGGCAATTATATCGTAATAGTATATTATTATCTAATGCCGATGATTTACGTCGTGTTGAATTGATTTTATATAAAATAGTTAAGTTGTAGATATTTATATTAAACAGAAAAATAATATGAAAAACGTGAAATTAAAAGATACATTACGCAATATTGTTAAAGAAGAAGTTGCGAAAGCTGTAAAAGAAGCACAAGGTAGTTATACACCAGGTAGCAGTGATACAGATGGTTGGGATAACGGTGTATATATCGACATTAAAACAAGACTAACTCCAGACCAACAAAAAATGGTAATCGCTAAAACAGAAGAATATTTTGACGGCGGTAAGATTGTACCTGGTAGAGGTGGCAAATTACAATTATTCGTTCCGTTCGGTGGCGATTATGCAAATGCAATCGCTGCGTTAAGAAGTCTTAAAATCAAGTAAGATTTCAATATCGAAACGTATATAAAAAATAACAAATAAAAAATAACAAAATATTTTTATTCTTGCTAATTAGCAATTATATTAATGATAAGTAAATTAATAACAATTAAAAAAGGTAAACACTATGGCATTAAATTTAGATGCAATCCGTAAGAAGTTAGACTCCTTACAAAATCAAACAAAAAAACAAGACGCTCTTTGGAAACCAGAACCTGGTAAACAACAAGTAAGAATCGTTCCTTACAAGCACAACAAAGACAATCCATTTTTAGAACTTCATTTCCATTACGATTTCGGTAAGAAAACTTTGCTTTCTCCTATGACGTATGGTCGTCCCGACCCTATCGTAGAATTTGCTGAGAAGTTAAAGACAACCGGTAATTCAGATGATTGGAAGTTAGGTAAGAAATTGGAACCTAAAATGCGTTGCTATGTACCAATCTTAGTACGTGGTAAAGAACATGAAGGCGTTAAATTTTGGGGCTTTGGTAAACAAGCTTATACAGAATTGTTAGGCTTTATCGCTGACCCAGATTATGGTGATATTACAGACCCAATGAATGGTCGTGATATCGTAATCGAATTCGTACCTGCAGAATCTCCAGGTGCATATCCTAAAACAACTATTCGTGTAAAACCGAATACAACTCCACTAACTGATGATAAGGCAATCTTAGGTAAGATTCAAGAGACTCCAGACATCAATACTATCTTCAAAGAACCTACATACGAAGAATTAAAAGGCCATTTAGAAGCTTGGTTAAATCCATCAACTGACGCAAATGCTCAACCAGATTCGGTTGAGGGTGACGCTCCGGTAGCAACATCAACTAAAACCGCAGCTAAAGTTAGTAAAGTAGATGACGTTGCATCTGCATTTGATGAGTTATTTAACGGGTAATTATTATGGCTAAGAAAAATTCAGAACAAAATAAAGAAGAACAAATAGACGACTTAGCTGGTTTAGTATCAACGAACTTAAATAAAAAGTTTAAAGATACTAACTATAAAGTAGCGTACTTCTTAGAGGGTGATACCGATTCGCCCTCGGAAGTAACCGGCTGGGTAAAGTCAGGGTGTAGTATGTTAGATTTAGCTATCAGTAATCGTCCCAATGGAGGATTTCCGGTAGGTAGGATAACAGAAATAACAGGTTTAGAAGCATCTGGTAAATCATTATTAGCGGCACATGCATTAACAGATACACAACGTCAAGGAGGCTTAGCAGTATATATTGATACAGAGTCTGCGGTAAGTAGAG